GTGGTCCGCGGTGCGCCGGTCCGGTTGAGCGACGGCAGCCAGGCCCGCTATTACGCGATCCGTAACGCTGAGAAGTGGGAGAAGGCGAAGCTGGCGGACGTGCAGCAGCACCTGAACATCTGGTTGAAGCGCCAACCCGGCTACCACCCGACGAAGAAGTACTGAGCCATGGAGCTACGTAAGAAGGCAACCGTCATCCGGCTTCACCCACCGGTCATCGTGCTATACCGCATCTGCCCCGGCTGTCGGCTCCTGCTGTCCATGGCGGAGGTGAGATCTCATCGCCGTAATCGGCCGTGCCCGGCCTGCGGCAAGTTTCACCTGAGCGACTTCATCGGGATCGACGGGCACGGCCGTGAGATCCCCCGGATAAAGAAGGAGAACCCCGATGCGGAGTCGTGAAGAACGTCGGCAGCTGTCAGCGAACTTTGAGGAGTGCGTAGCGCAGCTGGTCAGCCCCTTTCTGGGTCAGCCTTATACCACGCGCTTGGCGGCAACGCTGACAGCGACGCTTCAGGAGGGCCTAGCCCACTTCGTACGCGCCTACGGCGAGGCCCCGACCCCGGAGCCGACGCTTTGCCTGCAGGACGTACGGGTACGCCGCGTGCCGTTCAGCTTTGACCCATGCCGTCTCCGACTGATGTGGGTAGGCGGTTTCACCCACGGAGCGCGGTACCCGGTCCGTGAGGGTGACCATACTACCTTGGTACCGCTGGGGTATGACGGGGCGGCGGATCTTTACCTGGCCGTTGACGGGCGCGACGAGCCGATGTACCTCCTGCGACGCGACGGCCTGGACCCATGTCACCGCGAGAGCTTCCTGTGCACCTACCTGCCGCTTCACCCAGCGCACTCCGCGCCGCTGTACGACGACTACCCGTGGGTGACGACCGCCTTTCAACGGGCGCAGCTTCTGGGTTGGCTGATACCCGACGAGGAGCGCGGGTACGAGCTAAAGCTGCCGCAGTGGCATTAACGTGGGTAGCTCGATAACGGGTTGCCATCAAAATCAACTGGGCCGGGAAAGTTGGGGTCAGAATCGAGCGCTACCTCATATCCCCATGACCTTACCCGAAGAACCGTTGCTTGCTCTTCATGAGTACCTAAGGTCGTACTAGCACGGACGGTAAGACGGTCACCTACTGATTTCTTGGTTTCCATTTTTTTTTTTTTTC